CAGCTTTCGCTGGCTCAGCCATTATCACTAATGGCCTGACGCACCCATCGGGTGCTGCGCATACGCGCACGGAGGATGTATGCCCAGAGTAGCAATTTCCATAAAGTCGACATGTTCAATCGAATGTAAACGCTGGCGCGTATCTGGCCTTTATGGCACAGTGACCGCTCCCAGTCTGTTTGGTCCGACTCAAACGTGTATCGATTTCGTGGACAGAACTGTCTCTCGGGTTGATCCTATACGTCATGTTCAAGGGGGTTATTACAAAGCCGCCTACTATCGTGATTTGTTCGGTTCTCTAAACACCACTATGACCCATCAGGCCAGATATGGTGCGCCAGAAACGACTTACCGAAAAGTTAACGGCCTTGTCTCTTCGAATGTTTATGACGTGACCGGGTTAAAGTCTTACCTCAATTGGAATCGTCCGCTACTCGTTAACAACGTCCTCAAAGGAATACTGAATAAAAGCTTCGATTTGGCCGTGTTCCTTCGGGAACTTAACCAAACCATGTCGCTTATCAGTAACACTGCGAAGAAATTGAGCGCGAGTGCGAGCCAGATCAAGAAGGGTCAGTACACCCGTGCAGCAAAGACACTTGGGATTAAAAAGCCTAAGGGTGTTTCTGGGAAGAAACACTGGTCTGATAACTATCTCGCTTATAAGTTTGGCGTTATGCCACTCTTAGCGGACGTTGATGGCTCGATGAAATATCTCGCCACTATGGCTGAAGCTGTTAGGATCCGTGCCTCCTCTCGTCTTTCGACTTCGGTTGATAAGGTGAAGGTGTACTCCCTAGTATATTTCAACTATGGTATTGAAGAGGAATTCACCGTCACATCGCGTTGCTCATATAAGACCTTTGTCTTTGAGCAGGTTACTGCAGAGTACCGCTTGTCTAACAACTTCTGGAGGCAGTTGCAACGCCTTGGTATAACCAATGGTGCTACAGCAACATGGGAAAGTATCCCTTACTCCTTCGTCGTTGATACTTTCGTCAATATTGGCGAATTGCTGGGTGATTTCGACCTAGGTTTAGGTCTAGAGTTCGTAACGAGCTCTTACACTCAGGGCAGACGGATTTCTGGCGTCTCGACTGTTTCCGGCTCTTTTGGTAGGATCAGTAATGCTTATAAAGATATTGTCCAGAGTAACTCGGGTTCATCACCCGGGGAATTCGAAGACTATCTGATGGAGCGTACTCCCTTAATCGAGTCTGATATGACGACCACTTTGCTGTTCCGGTCGCCGATTTCAGTCAATAACGCTATAAACGATACTGCGCTTGTTGCGCAGCGTCTCTCTAAATAACTGATTAAAAGGAGCACATTTGTGCCAAACTTTCAAGCAATTACAATTGCCGACGGCAAAGCTACTCCTGTCAACCATGTTTTCCAACCACTTCGTAACCCAGCCGGTATGGCTGAGTTCGCCGAACCTTCGGCGACCGGCTCTTTGACCAAACGGAACACCTTGCAGTTTCTGCAAAAGTTGCCCGGTAAAGGTCGTGGAACCGTCAGTAACGAGCTGCAACTGGTTCTCCCGTACGTTGTCACCGAAACGATTAACGGCAATGCCGTTGAGTCGGTTCGCAGCAACGTGCGTGCGATCGTTCAGATCGTATGCGACCCGGACACACCAAAAAGTATTCGTACAGACGCTCGCGTCTTGTTGCGCAACGCTTTGGCGAATGCAGATATTGCATCCGCGTTTGATGACGTCCTTTCGTTCAACTAATCAGTTGTTCGATTTCGCATAGAGTTATCGGAGTCCGATAAATGAACAGTGTTCGTAACCAGTCGTTCGTTACAACCTCACTTGTGCAGAAACTACTCGAGTTCTGTTCGGTTGGCGAAAGCCTACACCGAAATTTGTCCATGCGCGATTACGTATCAATCGTTGACGCGAAAGCGCCAACGCCTTCTGCCTTTAAAACGGCCGAGGAGTACGCTAAAGCGTACTTAGAGTACAATATCATGCGCAAGTTTGACTCCTTCCCTATCAGTATTGACAAGGGAGCAGTTGCAACGGGCAAATTCATTGAAAGTGAGGTGAAGTGTGGATCGTGGAACTCTACGGTTGACGCTCTCCCTTTTGTTCCTGGCGTACATCTCGTACGCCAGCAACAGTCTATTGTTGAATCTGCTAAAAGCATAATAAAACATGCTCTAGGCCAATTCGACATGGGAGAGTTTGAAGCTTCTTGTGACTTCTCCGGTGGTTCTTCGACGCGGTGCAGCCGAAAGGCATCAGCACCGTTTCATAAGCTCAACGGGGTGCCACATGTAACGATAAATTGTCGCGATCTAGCAGTGCACTACATTTGGTGCAATGCCTCCTGGAAGAAGTACTGCCAGGAGCTGCACGGACGTGAGTCTGACCCGTATACTTGGGTTAAACTCATCCCGGGTAGTAGATTTACCACAGTGCCAAAAGACTCCACCACGGACAGACCTATCTGCGTCGAACCCGATTTGAATATGTTTTTTCAAAAAGGAATCGGCGCTATGATCCGTCGTCGCCTTCGTGCTAACAAGATAAACCTAAACGATCAAGCGCTAAATCAGCGCTTGGCACTTAAAGGGTCCCTTGACGGTACGCTGGCTACAATTGACCTACGTTCGGCTTCAGACTCAATTAGTCTTGAGGTTGTTCGTACTCTTTTGCCACAGTCGTGGTATGAGATGCTCCTAACAACTCGATCCTCTTACGTCTTGATAGACGGTAAGTATAAAAGGCTAGAGAAGATTAGTAGTATGGGCAATGGATTTACATTCGAGCTTGAGAGCCTGATCTTCTGGGCACTCGGTAAAGCTTGTTTAAAGTCGTGGGGTCTCCCTAGCACGCATTTTAGTGTTTATGGCGATGATATCGTTATAGATACTACCGTCGCGGGTGCTCTTATTGGTGTCCTTGAATCCCTAGGATTTGAGACTAACCTCAATAAGACGTTCGTTGATGGGCCATTTCGTGAGTCGTGCGGAAAGCACTACTTCGATGGGGCTGATGTTTCACCGTTCTTTATCAAGTCGCCTATCGAAACACATGGAGATATCTACCACATCTGCAATTCTTTGCAGCTCTGGGGTTGGGCGTCTCCTGAGTCGATCGAGAAGTTTCTTGCACACGCGCTAAAGCCTATACCGCCTTCACGGCGGTGCTACATTCCTCCTATATTGGGGTCCCGTTCTGGGCTCTGGTGTGGAAAGGATCGTGCACTCGGCTATAGCAAATCTAGACAAGCACTGAAGTATCGGTACTTGAAAGACGTACGTGACGAACATTCTGCGAATGGCCCTTGCGCTTATCTCACCGCTATGTTACTTGGTGAGCAGCGAGGACCGTCGGAGTTTAGTCGTATAGCGACAGGTGGCACTCGTACCGTTTTGTCTTACGGTTTCACGAGTGCGTGGAGTGACG